ATATACAGGCTTAAAATTTAATTTTAAAATATATCTTGACAAGAAAATGATAGAATGATATTGTTTTATTAAATTAAAAACGCATTCGGGCAACGGGCGGCGGCAGCCGTCGAGGTCCCGAAAGAAACGGACTTCATGCAGCCGGTACAGTCGAGATCATCATGATCTGATTGTATCAGTTGCATTTTTTATTTTAAGTATTCCAGTACTGGAGAGAGGAGATATATAACATGTCAGCAGTTGAAACGCAGGAAGTAAATAATACAGTTGATGTTTTTAAAGATGACATTGACATGTATATAAATCTCTGGATGGAAGAGAGACATATAGAGGATTTATGCAAAGTATCGCAGAACAGATGGTATAACTGTTGTAAATATGTCTATGAGAATGTATTTAAAGTTAACCCAAAGTACCTAAAGGATGATAATAATATTAATAATGCCTATGATACAGATAAAGTTAACGAGGTATTAGATATATATATAGACCTGTGTAATGACTACGAGAAAGTAGTGAATATTGTCGGGTTTACATTCTTTACTGGAATACACAGAGACACGTTAAACGGATGGGTTAACGGCGTTCAACTTGCCTCATCAGGTTCCGACATTTGCAAAAAAATTGACGAAATGCGTGAGGAAAGTTTGGTAGGTTTACAGGTTTCCGGCAAAGGAAACCCCATGAATTACATGCCGTCACTGAATAAGTACTGCGGCTTTAATATGCCGGGCGTAAGAGACCAGGGATCCAGAGTAAGAGCGTTGACAGCTTCGGAGCTTCCAAAACTGGGAAGCGGGAATTGTGCGAGATTGCCGGACAACTTTGACAATTCAAGCCCGGATAATGGTGAAATCGTGATAGACAATTCAAACAATTTAAAGCCCAGTGTTTAATGGTCTTAAGGCGCATTAAATCGTTGATACATTACGCAAAACAAGGGTTTTGCGAATAGTTGTAAAATACGAATGGAATTGAACGAACAATTCAAACAATTTATCAATGTTCAAAGCATGATTCGGCATGGATGGGGAGGGGGTTTGATAGGTTGAGAAAATCAGCACTACTAAGTCCTTTAAATATCCTCAAAAACAAAAAGAGATTGGATGGAAAAGTATGAGAGTAGTATCACAAAGCAAAGACGTTTCGCTTGATTTTGACCGAGCGGTATTCACAGCAAATCATGGAATGATAACTGCTATGGTTGATGGAAAAACGTTTACCATTGGGACGTATGCAAATTTAGGTAGAGAAAAAGAAGTATTCTCTGATATGCACAAGGCATTTTCGGCTTTTCAAGTTATTAGCACAAACATGGATAAACAACAGGTGGCCGAAATGTTTGCAGTATCTAAAAACATATCGATCAGATGCGTTGAGATGAATGATCCTTGTATGGGAATAACTGTATTTGATAACATGGTCTATTACATGCCGGAAAAGTAGTGTTAATATAGCGCTATCGCCAAGCGGTAAGGCACTGGATTTTGATTCCAGTATTCGCAGGTTCGAATCCTGCTAAAGAAACTTGTGGGAGGAAAACAACCATGGTAATTATTAAAACGATTATATCGACGCTGGATGTTATTTTTATGCTGATACTATTTGTATCTGGCAGAGAATCCAAAGACAAAGAAACAGCAATTGCATTATGGGTACTTGTGATGTTGCTGTTGCTGAACATGTTTCTGATGTGGAGGTAACAGAATGTTTTATAGTCCAATATTTGGTATTTGCTTTCAGCTGCCTATCATTTGTGCAGAGGAAAGAATACATATAACAAAATCAAAGGAACCGGACAGCACCGGAGATTTACTCAATCTGGATAGCGACGCAGAGCACCAGAGTGAGAAGTCGGAGCATCCAGTATAGCTTAAGTCCACTGGCATTCGGTTTTTGCAAGAAAAAACTCGGCGTAAGCAATTATTCGGTGTTAGTGGACGTCGGCAAAATAAAAAGATCAAAAATACTATCATAAACGGCGCGCTATGCGCGCTGTGACGGAACGTAGTTCAGAGGAAAGAACAATCTTTTTATTCTTCCATGCTCTAGTGAATTGATAGCCGCAGGTTCAAGTCCTGCCGTTCCGATTGAGAGATAGGTTTAAAGCTTATCTCGGAATACGAAAAGTTCGTATTTCTCCTTTCGCTACTAGGAAGTTTCTGTTAATGACGGTGCGAGACCGTCCGGTGGCGTTTGCCGCGGAGTGCGGCAAGGCGGAAGACCGCTTGGTGTTGGATGATGGTTGTCCCGTAATTTTCTGACGAGCAATACAGGCGGATTCCTATTGATAGTTCGGGTGCCTATCCCACGGTGCCTGAGCTGTCAAAGATATAATTCCCCCATATAGTTAGGCAGTGGCAGAATGGGTATTGCAGGTAAAGAAACCTATCGGTAAGAGTGTTGCCAAGTGGCAGACGGGCGATCATCCGTAGTCAGCAACCACACCTTTTCTGAAGCCGATAATGCAAGGTTCGAATCCTTGCCTGTCTAAGCGGTCAAATTATGCTGTTTGCTTGCAGGCGCTCTATGGTTTGGCTGTAATCGGCATTTTGTATGCCTAGTGCAACGCATGGCACGATAAACATTATTGCTAACCGTCTGATGGCGGTTTCGGAACGTATCTTAATTGGTAAAAGTGGCGTGTGCACGGAAAACAACAATGAGAGCCGGATTGAAGGTTCGAATCCTTCCGTTCCGATGGTGCCGAGCTGATCTGATACTGTATGCGTAGCGCGGTCGCGTACAGAGATATGGAGTGAGGTGTCCGCGCATTCCGGGGGAAGCGGCAACGATTGGCGGTGTTGCGGCTGACTGTAAATCAGTTCCCAAGTGGTAAACATTGGAGGTTCAATTCCTCTCTTCCCCACGCGCGAAAGCAAGATCGCAACTTGTAAGTAGGGTTTTGGCGGCATAGTGCGAGATCAGTTCGTGGTAGAAATGGCGAGCCTATAGATTGTTCCACTTTAGAAGATGAACCTGTTATTGTGGCAGATAATGAAGCAGACAGGCAAAAATTTTATGAATGTTTTTATAAACAAGAGCCTATTGAACCTAATAATAAAAAATGCAACCTGACCTTTTGCCGATATAACACAGACAGAGAATGCACTAATGACGAAAAGAGAAAAGAATGTGTCGAAGTGGCTGAAAAGGTTTTATGCGTAGATAAGGAGAAATTTATGGATGAAATAAGAGAAGCTGACGAGAAGCAAGCAGGAAGGTGTTGTGTGAGAATGGAAATGATTATTGATTTTATAAAATCGTGGTTTTACTATCCGAAGATGAAAAAGTATTTGAAAGACAGATGTTGCATTTACTATTCGCAATCAAGGCTTAATTATGCGTTGTGGCATTGTAAATTCTCAAAGAAAATAGAAAAAGCAAAACAAAATATCGACAACAACGATATTTCAGAGTGGACTTGTCAATATCAGCAAGAACCAATAATAAGAAAATAAAATAATATTACCGGCTAACAAATGGAGTTAGTCGCTACCCTAAAACAGTTATAGGCAGAGGTCAAGGCACTTCTGCTTTTGCGGAGGTGCTTTTCTTTTGGCAAGTTCAAGCCTAATTTCCACAGTAAATGGATATGAAAATTACATACAGGTGCATGGCGTTGATGAACAGGTAATAGATGCCATGGAAGAAGCGGCAAGGGTAGCCATTCTGACGGAAAAGGATGTTGAGTATGGATTAAAGGTTTCTGCCAGAGCGAAAGAACTGACGGAGCAGTTTATATTTCAATCTACAGGTGGCACACCATGGGATTTAGAGAAATATTCATTCCAAAACAAGGTATCTTATGAAATTCTGGACAAATACTACGGAATTTTGCTTTTAGAAGCGCAAAACAAAGTTGTGGATAGTGCTTTCCAGTATTTGGAGAAGAAGAGAGAGCCTAAAGAGCGGTTTTACATGCCAAGAAGAAAGCAATTCTTAAAAATCGGACTCATAGATGCGCTGCAAGGCATGATTGATGATAGATATGACATCCTGTGCGTATCACTTGTCCCGGGTGCAGGAAAAACAACGGTTGAAAAAATGTTTCACGCTCTTGTTGCCGGATGGTTTCCGAGAGATTTCAGCCTCTTTTATTCACACAGCGGTGATATTACCAGAATGTACTATGACGGTGTGTACGATATCGTTACAAACGAAGAAGAATATACATGGAATGAAATTTTCCCAAATCTTTCCGTGACGAGCACAAACGCAAAGATGGAGCAATTTAATGTCGGGAAGTACAAATCGTTTCCATCCGTACAATGTACGTCTGTTGGTAGTAAGAATGCAGGTAAAGTAAGGGCTTCTAAGTTTTTACTGGTTGACGATATGATCGGCGGCATTGAAGAAGCAATGAATCCCATTATCCTTGATAAATTGTGGGATAAATACGCTGTAGATGCCAGACAGAGAAAGATACAGGACACGGACGGTAAGAACTGCAAGGAAATACATATTGCCACAAGATGGAGCGTACACGACGTCATAGGGCGCATACAAAATATGTACGAGGGTAATCCGAGAGTAAAGGTTATTGCGGTACCGGATGTAGACCCAGTTACAGGAGAAAGCAACTTTGAATATGAGTTTTCCGGTTTTACAAAAGAGTTTTTTGAAGATCAACAATTATTGATGGACGACATATCATATCGCTGTCTTTACAAACAGGAACCGATTGAGCGAGAGGGATTGCTGTTTCCGGAAGATAAAATACGCCGGTATCTTAATTTGCCACATGGAGAGCCAGAGATTGTAACCGGTCAATGCGATACAAAGGGAAAAGGAACGGATTACTTTGTTTTGCCGGTATTGCAAAAATACGGAGAGGATTACTACTGTGTAGATTGTGTTTGCGATAACACGGCAGATTATGAGATGCAGTATGAAAATGCAGCAAACGTTCTGGCAAACAACAAAGTACAGGAATGTGAATTTGAGAGAAACGCCGGCGGAGACCGTGTCGCAATGGAAGTAAACAAGCGAGTGGAAGCCAAAGGATGGATATGCAATATCACAGATACACCGACGGAGACAAATAAGGAAGCAAGGATTTTTCAGTGCTCAAACTGGATATTGCAGCACGTTATATTTAAAGACCCATCATCATATAAGCCGAATGAGCCATACGGAGTAATGATGTCTCTTCTTAAGAGATATTCAGTATCCGGTAAAAAGCAGTTGGATGATGTGCCAGATGTATTTTCAAACTTTGCGCTTAGAGTGACAAATGGAAGGAATGTAGCAAAAGTAGAAGCAGCAGTGAATCCGTTTAGGAGGTATTGATATGACGACAAAGGACTATTTGAACCAGATAAGCAGGCTTAACCGGATGATAAATAATAAGCTGGTAGAGCTTGCACAACTGAAAGAGCTAGCATGCAGCATATCTGCTGTGTCAAACGAAGAAAGAGTTATGACAACGCCAAATTTTGACAAGATAGGAACAAAACAGGCAAAAATTGATGAAATTGAAAGAAACATAGACGCGATGGTTGATGATTATATTATCAAAAGAGATAAGATCATCAGCCAGATAGACAGTATGGAAGATGAGAATGTCTATAATGTGTTGTTTTCAAAGTACATAGAAAAAAAGACATTTGAGGTTATTGCAACCGAAATGAATTACTCTTGGAGACAAACAATAAGGCTTCATGGAATTGCATTAAAAAGATTTGAGGAGAAGTATGGAGCAACATACTTGAAAATGTCATAGAATGTCATATTGAAAAAATGATATAGTTATAATCGAAGGAATCAACAAATAGTTGAACACTTTACCATCCCCCATTGGAAGAGCATCGAAGAGGAATCTCCGGTGCTTTTTCTTTTTCAAAGAAAAGAGGACTTTATGGTATATACACCAAAAACAATATATTGCCCGCGTTGCGGAAGAAAAGTTGCCACACACGATGGGCGTTCAACAATGCAAATTTCTGTTGAGTGCAGAAAATGTCACAAGAAAGTTGTTTTTTATCCGGAGAATGGAAAAACAGAATTAAAATCTCTTCCGTTTCGTGCAACATCCAGCGGAATGACCTTTATTTAGGAGAAAAAAATGAGAAATGACAAATCTCTCCAAGACCTTGTTAAAGGCTGTTATGGTAGAAAAATTTTATATACAGATGTTGAAACCATCACAGCAGATAATATTGTCAATGTGGTGGGAGACTGCATCGGAAATTTTTATTACAACAAAACCATCATAGAATATCTTTGGCGATATTACAAAGGTGATCAGCCTGTTTTATACCGTGTAAAGGTGCAAAATGCTGATATTACAAACAAAATAGTAGAAAATCATGCGTATGAGATTGTTCAGTTCAAAGTAGGACAGACATATGGCGAGCCAATACAGTTTATCAGTCGAAAAGATGATGATGAAATTAATCGGGCAGTGGATGCGCTGAATGACTATCTTGTGGATGCGAATAAACAGGAAAAAGACATTAAAGCAGGTGAATGGCAGTCAGCAACCGGAACATCTTTCAAGGCGGTGAGATTTGCAAATGGAGAAATACCATTTCAGATTGTTGCCCCTACTCCGATGAATACGTGTGTTATTTATAATCGGAGCACGGAAGAACCAGTTCTTGCAGTACAAGAACTTAAGGATGAGGATGGAAGATGGTACAAACTGTGCTATACAGACAGTCATTCATGCAAAATTCAAAATGGAGTAGCTTCTGAATGGAAATTGCATGCATTTGGAAGCATTCCTATCGTTGAGTTCCCAAACAACCACGAAAGAATATCGGACATTGAACTTGTCATAGGGCTTCTGGATGCCATAAACAACATGCAGTCAAACAGAATGGATGGAATTGAGCAGTTTGTTCAATACTGGGTTAAGTTTGTGAACTGTGAAATCGACAAAAAGACGTTTGAAGAGATGAAAATGAGCCATGCTTTGACTGTAAAGTCTAACAATAAGGATAACAAAGCCGATGTTGAGATCATGACGCAGGAACTTAACCAGAGTCAGTGCCAGGTGGCAAAAGATGATCTTTGGGACAATGCCTTATCAATTCTTGCCATACCAAACAAGCAGGGGAACACTGGCGGAGATACACAGGGCGCGGTAGAGTTGAGAAATGGTTGGGATTTTTCAAAGACAAGAGCAAAATTAAAAGACCCAATCGTGAAATCGGCAGAGAAAAGACTTGCAAAAGTTGTCTTAAATGCAATACGAGTTAAAGATCATGATTTGAAATTGTCAGTTAGAGATTTTGATGTGCAAATCAATCATAGCCCGCAAGACAATATGTATACAAAGTCGCAAACACTATATCAGCTTTTAGAGTGCGGCATACATCCTCTTATTGCCATTAAAACGGTGGGGCTTTGGGGAGATGCTGAAAAGACATTCCTCTTGTCTAAGTCATATATAGATGCGTTGTGGAAAACAATTGATAATGCAGAAGAGCAGGAACAAAAAGCACAGGAAATTGTAAATCAATTAAATAAACAGCAAAATAAGACAGCTACCGAGTAATCGGCGGCTGTTTTTATTTTATAAAAATTCGCAAAGTTGTGAGCGTAAAAAACAACAGTGTCATTCGGTGTCGTTGCACCGCAAAAATTCGTAAAGACATATCGGAGGTAATCAATGAAAAGAGAAGAGTTAATTGCAATGGGTATCAGTGAGGAAAATGTTGAGAAAATCATTGCTGATTACGGCAGTGCCGTACAGAGAGAACAGGCAAAAGCAGCAGAGCTTAAGGCAAAGGCAGACAGCGCAGATGAGTTGCAGAAAAAGCTGGATGAAATGGAAGCAGGAAACCTCACGGAACTTGAAAAAGCAAACAAGGCGTTAGAGACAGCAAATCAGCAGATTGCAGATATGCAGAAGAAAAACGCCATTAGAGACCAGCGCGAAGCATTGATGGAAAAGTTAAAAATCAATGCAGAGCAGGCAAAATCCGTTGTCAAGGATAATGGAAGCCTTGATTATGACGCTCTTGGAAAGATTACAGCCGAAAAGGAAACCGCGGCAGCGCAGGCAAAGGAACAGGAGATTGCAAATAATTCTGAAAATCCGGGCGGCGGTACTGCAGGTGGAGAAAATAAAAAAACTGCGGACGTAGAGAACGCAGAAAAAATCAGTTTTGGCAAACCTGCAGAAAGTGCAGAAGCCAAAGACCATTATGTTTTATAGGAGGTAAATTATGGGAAAACCGATTGAAAGAGACTTTACACAGAGTAAAGGAATTTTAAAATTCTTTCCTTATGAGGGTGCGGCGTGTATCGTTCCGCAGACAATGGTGTCAAGTGCCGATGCAAACGGAAAGAAGATTGCAAAGGCAGGGACACCGTTCCCAAGCAATGACGAATCTTGCAAAGGGTATCTTCTGGAAGATGTTGACGTAACAATGGGAGATGCGCCTGGAACTTATGTATATCAGGGTTCTATTGACAGCGCAAAGGTAACAGCGAACGGAGTGACCGTGGAAGCAACTGCAAAAGCAGCAACACCGCGTGTCACTTTTTTTGATTAAGAAATGGAGGTATTAGAGAATGGCATTACCATTATCAGAAGCATTTACCGCAAGAAGCCTTGGGGTTATGTGGAATAATTATGAAAAAACGCTTGGTTCTGCGCCTTACTTAGGTAGACAGAAATTTGGAACCAGAAAACAGGACAGCCTTGAGCTTAGATTTATCAAAGGAAAAAACGGTCTTCCAGTATCCTTAAAGGCATCCAATTTTGATGCGCAGGCAGAGTTAAGAGACGTTGGTGGATTTTCGGACATTCAGAACGAGATGCCTTTCTACCGTGAATCTTACATGGTAACAGAGCGTGAAGAGCAGGAGTATGCAAATTACCAGTCGGCAGAAAATTCCAACATGGCAAACCAGGTGCTTAGAGAAATCAGCAAAAAACCGATGATGCTTATTGAGGGGGCAAGAGTGGTGCCGGAACGCCAGATTTGGCAGTTATTAGCACCATCTGATGGTATTCCAAGAGTACAGGTAACAATTGGCGGAAAGAGCTACTATGTGGATTATACTTCGGACAATGGAGTGGCGCACAAGAGAGATCATTACAAGGATATATCCGGAAGCGATACCGATAAATGGTCTGCATCCGAAACAGCAACGCCACTTGATGACCTTATCGAGATTAAACGTGAGTTTGCAAAGAAAACCGGATATTCCCTTGCACGCTTTAGTATGAATACAGAAACATGGGAAATGGTCCTTAAAGCGGAAGATACAAAGAAACAGGTGCTTGGAATTACTGCTTACAATGGCGGCATTCGCTTACAGCAGGGGCAGGTTACAGAGTATCTTAGAGGATACGGCATCGAGATTGAAGTTTACGACAAACTTTACATCGACCCTGCAGACGGTGCCACCAAATATTTTATTCCTACAGGAGTTATTTCAGCGCAGGCATCCGGCGTGTACCTTGGAGATTATGTCTTTGGAAAGACACCGGAAGAGAGAAGCGGAAGTTTGACAGACGGAAACCTTTCTATTGTAGAAACCGGTATTTCGGTATATACATACGCAACAAATCATCCGATCAACACTCATTGCGTTGTGTCAATGATCGGATTGCCTACTTTTGAGGGCATGGACAGCGTTGTTGTCATGAAAGTTGCGTAGGAGGTGCGGTATGATTGCTGAATACACGGTAAAACGCAATGGAAGATGGTATAAATCAGGAGATGAAATCCCGGACATTGTTTCGGGAGAGAAATCTTCCGGCGGGTACACCAAGACAGAGATTAACAGAATGAGCACTGCTGATTTACAGGCACTTGCCGCTGAACATGGGATTGAGGGTGCAGGAGAAATCAGCGGAGCGGAACTGAAACGCATTTTGATCGAGCAGTTCGGATTATAGGTAGGGAAGAATGGACGAATATACAACATTAGAGCAGGTCAAAATCAGACTGAAACAATTTCATATTGAAACCGTTACGGATGAAGATGGTGTTACTTCTGATGTTGTCGTGTTCGACCAGAAAGAAGATAATCCTTACATTGAACAGCTTATCAAGCAGGCAAGAAATGAAGTGGTAAGCAAGCGGAATTACCCGGAAAGCTACACGGATGAAAAAATATCCGAAGACTTGAAACAGTTTGAGGATGTAATCGTCAATTTAGCCGTGTACGACCATTCACAGGCAGGAGAAGCCTATATGGCAAGTTATTCAGAAAACGGCGTAAGCCGTAGCTGGAAAGACAGGGAAAGCTTATTTGTTGGAGTATTTCCGTTTGTAAAAGCAATTTAACATCGCCTATAGGGCATTAATAAAAGAAGATTGTGCGTTACGTTTTGCCGATGTTGGAAAAACGTAGCAGGCGGCACACATTGAGCGGTGGTGGGCGGTGTGCCAATTACAAAGAAAGGCGGTATATGATGTGACGATAGAATTATCTACAGCAATCATTATAAGCGTGTTATCACTCGGTTTTTCCGTCTATATGGGATTAAAGAATAACAAGCGAACAGACACAAAGGATGTTGAGGAACGCGTGAAAGAAAATACACGCATCAATATGAAACTGGATGCCATCTCAAACAACACGACGGATATTAAGAATGAAGTCTCGGAGATGAGAAAAGAAATCAACTCACATGACAACCGGATTATTAAAGTTGAGGAAAGTGTGAAATCAGCGCATCACAGAATTGACGGAATTGAAAACCGTCTTAATGATGATAAGGAGGTGTAATCATGGACATTTTACAGAGCGTTATTGCCAATATGACAATCATTTTGGCAATCATTGGGGCACTTGCTTTTGTTGTATCTGTAATAACACAGGTTATCAAGGGCGTAGGAGCGTTTTCTAAGGTGCCGACAGACATTCTTGTGTTTGTACTTTCCATTGGAATTACTGTAGCTGCATTTGTGGCATATATGCAGTATATTCAGATGACAATTTTATGGTATATGATCTTGGCAGCTATTATTGCAGGATTTATTGTTGCGTTTGTCGCAATGTATGGATGGGAAAAGCTTTCTGAGCTGTGGAAACGGTTCGGCAAGGATGTGAAGTGAAATGCTTGAGATCAATAAGCAAAAAATGAGTTATTCGCAGCAAAGCGGCAAGGTGCCGGTATATGTGACGGATGATGATGGTAACATCGAATATTCTTCGTACACGGATTCTGATGGTAATGTAATTTATTACCTTGATGATGACGGGAACAAGATACCGAAGACAACCGGAGAGTATACCACAGGTTATGAAAAGCCTGTGGTTTTTTATTCTTCGATCAGCAATAAGTTGAGCGAAGCACTTATAAAAGAATTTGGCGTAGATAACTCTACAAATTTTGTTCAGATCGTAGAAGACAAAGGAAAGCTTCCATTGAGCGTCGGATCTTTGGTATGGAAACGATCAGACGTAAAGTACAAAGATGAAGAGAATACAATCGTTGACGAAAATTCGGCTGATTACATCGTAAAAGGTGTCGCAGACGAGGGATTGACGGTTGATTTGTTCTTGTTACAAAAAAATGTGAAGTAGGTGTGGCATGGGGAAGAAAGTAATCACAATGAGCCTGTCTGAAAAGTCTATTCAGAACGCCATACGAGAGCTTAGAGCCTATAAAAACAGCTTGACATATAAATGCCAGCTATTGGCAGAAAAACTCGCGGAAAAGGGCGTAGAGATTGCCAGAGTGCAAATTGCTGACCTTGACGCAATATTTACATCGGAACTGATTTCAAGTGTTCACGCGCAATATGAAGGGAGCACTAAGGGCGGCGGGATATGGGCGGTAATAGCCGGTACAGACCATGCCGCATTTGTTGAGTTTGGAACCGGAATTGTGGGACAGCAAAGTCCTTATCCTGGAAAACTGCCGGAGGGTGTTTCGTGGCAGTACGCAAGTGGAAAAACTATTCATCAGATTTCAGATGGAAGATATGGATGGTTTTATCAGGACGACAATGGAGATTGGTGGTTTACAGAGGGAATGACAAGCCGACCATTTATGTATCTGACCGCGAATGAGTTGCAGCAGATTGTTACACAGACAGCGAAGGAGGTGTTTGGATAATGGCAGGAAACCAGTGGGTATTTGACCTTGAAACAAACATTTTTTCCAATGTTGTAACGATAGCCAAACCAAAACTTCAGAAAAAATACAAAAGCATGAATTTTGACACTGCATTTACAACGGTTGAAAAGAACCTTGATAAAGACCCTGTTTTCCCTACCATTTACATCCATGAGATGCCGGGGCTTGAACGTGGGGCAGATTTAGATGGAACATCCGTAAATGCGGTGCAGGAAACAATACAGGTTGACGTCATTACAAACACAAAGCAGAGCGATGCAAAAGGGATTATGGCTATTTTAGCTGATGCCTTTAAACAGATGCGATTTCAAATCACAGCAATGCCGGAGTTTAAAAACGACAGCGAAAAAAAATTTAGAAGCGTTGCAAGGTTCCGGCGGATAATCGGAGCCAACGACAGATTGTTATAACGAGCCGAAAGGCTCTTATTTTTATGCACCGGGCGCAAAGAGATGCGTCTGATAACCGCATTATTTAGCGGTAGAAAGAGAGGTAAAAATGGCAGAAGCAGGATTGTCTACGTTAGGCATTACGTTTGGCTATGGAACAGAAACCACAGCCGGAACAAAGCCTACATCGTTTAAACAGCTTACAAGAATTAACGCAATCGGCGGTATCAACATTGAGCCGGAACAGATTGACGCATCTGCATTAGAAGATGCTATTACCAGATATGTAAAGGGGCGCGCAGATACCGGTGGCTCTTTCCCTATTACGGTAAACCTTACAGATGCCACAAAGGAAGAGTGGGAAGCACTTATCACAGCGTACAAGGCGCTTTCCGGCGGGAAAAGAATGTGGTTTGAAACTATTATTCCTGGATTTACCGATGCGTTTTTTGTGGTCGCACAGCCACCGGAGCAGATCCCACAGCCGGAAATTGGTCAGAATGAGCTTTTGACGGTTGAAATGAACCTTACCATTGAAGAATACAAGGGCATGGACACCGCTGTAGCTTTTACACCGGGGGAATAACACGTCAGTCGAATAGTTCGGTTGGATCGGCTGACGATAACCAGACAACCGAGCCAGAGCTTGAAGAAACAATTTAAAAGAACAGGGCGGTCTTCGGACTACCCTTTCCCTATATGAGAGGGAGAAAGGGAAAGAAAATGACAAAATTAAAATTTGGCGAGAAAGAATTACAGATCAAGTTTGGATATGAAGCAACCGTGAAAAGCGGAATTATCAAGAAAGTAGCAAAATTAGACCAGATGGAAGATATTGAAGCGGTTGACGAAATCCTTTTATTTCTTCCAGAGTTAATCCTTGTAGGCGCGCAGAAGTTTCACAAAGAGGAACTTGGATACAATCCGGACAATGAGGGAGAAAAGGAACAGCAGCTTGGAAAAGTATATGCCATGCTGGATGATTACTTTGACGGAGAAGATGCAGATGTTCAGGTACTTTACAATGCACTTTTAGCGGAGCTGCTTGAAAACGGTTTTTTATCAAAACTGCTCAAAGCAGATCAGAAAGAAGCGGAGAAGAAAACTCCGAGGAAAAAGTAGAAGAACAGAGAGAACTTACATGGGGAACATATTGTGCGGAAATCCGCCCGTTTTGGCTGTTAGTAACCAAGGGATATGGATTTACTGTACATGACATAGACATGTCGTGCCCGGCTGACTTACAGCCATATGCAGATGCATACAGCTTGGAGAGAAAACAGCGGGATAATGAAATGTGGATGTGGTTTGGAACATACGGATTGTCTGCGGTATCGGTGGCAGTAGAACATTGCCTTGCCGGACGAGAAGCAAGATCAAAGTATATTAAAAAACCAATCAATGAGCAACAAGGGAAAGATGATTCAGAAATGACGGAAGAAGAAATTAAGAAACAGAGAGAGCTATTTGTGGCAAAGCTCAAAATTATGCAGTCAAACTATGAGTTGAGCCATCCAAAACCAGAAAAGAACTTGGAGGTATAAATATGTCAATTAGAATTGGATCTGCAAGACATGATGAAAATGGGAAATTGACCGGTGGGAGACCGGGAGATCAGACCGGAACAGAAGTAAGTATGCAAAACTTTTATGTTCATAAAAAAGGATGGTATGTGTTAAGGCCAAAAACAAAAGATATGGCGGATAAACTGGCAGAATCAATGATTACAGCGTGCAATAATGATAATATTGGCTACTGTCAGGGACACCGGCTTGGAATTGTCAAATATGGTATTAATTCAAAAGTAAAAACAGAAGCAGATTGCGGCACAACGGTACGTGCATGCATTATTCATGCAACTGGAAAAGATGTTGGAAATTTCACCACAGCAAATGAAAAATCTGTACTTCTTTCGAGTGGCATGTTTGATGACATTGGAGGTTATGCGGCAGGAATGGTTCTTTACAACGGAGATGTTATTGTCACAAAAACAAAAGGTCATACAGCGATTGTGACAAGCGGAAACCCTAGAAAAAATGTAAAAGATCATTTAAACCCATACCCGGAACCTGCAAGGATTTTAAAGAAAAAATTCCCTTGCATGAGAGGGGATGATGTGAGATGGCTTCAGACGGAGCTTATTTATCACGGATGCCTGGATGAAAAAGATAAAAAGGGAAACAGTAATGTGGACGGTATTCTTGGAAATGATACGGCGACCGGTATTGGAACATTCCAGAAAAAAGTCGGAATTACAGTAGATAAGAAATGCGGACCGGTTACAAGAGAAAAATTAAAAGAGTAGATCAAGGACGGTAAGGTGTCACAGCCTACCGTCTTTTTATTTTGCATAGAAAGTTGGTGCATATATGGCAGACATTGATGAATTACAAATAAAAATCAAAGCTGACTCTGCAAAAGCAAGTAATTCCATAGAAAGCCTTGTAAACAGCATGAATAGGCTCCGGGAAAGCATATCGTTTGACACTGCAAAACTTTCAAATATTGCAAGCGGAATCAGAAGCATTTCCGATGCTGCGACTGGATTCAAAGGTGGAAAATCTACGGAAATAACATCTATGGTCAGAGCACTCAACAAATTTTCTGGTGTTGATGCAAATTCTATCCACGGAATATCTTCTGCTGTGAGAGATCTTGCATCTGGAATAGCAAGTGTTAAAGCTGTTGATACAAGCGGACTCACAAGCATGGTGTCGGCACTGTCGAAAATTGGTGGCAAGGCATCTACACAGGCGACAAAGAATCTGCCGGCTTTATCTGCGCAGTTACAAAACTTTGTACGCCAGATGAACAAGATAGGTGCATTGAATTTTGATATGACCAACATGAGTAATCTTGTAACGTCCATATCAAGGCTTGGAAGCGTTGCAAGCGGTCGCGCGGTGACTAATATACCTTTGCTTGCTGACAACCTCAAATACCTGTTTGAGACGCTTTCAAAAGCGCCAAATGTATCTTCGAATATCATTCAGATGACGCAGGCACTTGGTAATCTTTCCAACAGGTCTGGCGGTGCAATTTCCGGATTAAATACCAGCATCAGTAGTCTTTCCGGTTCTTTCCTTGGATTTAAGACATCCACAGGAAAAGCATTGATCGGACTCAAGTCATTCACAAGACAGATTTTGTCCTCTATGGGGATTTATCTTGGTCTGTACGGAGCGATAAGAGGAATAAAAAATGCAATCGACATATCATCCGCATTAACAGAGGTTCAGAACGTTGTTGATGTTACTTTTGGGGACATGTCAAAGAAAGTCAATGACTTTGCACAGGATTCTATACGTCAGTTCGGTATGTCAGAACTGACACTGAAACAGACGGCAAGCCGATTCCAAGCAATGGGAACAGCCATGGGAATTGACAGCAGTTTAATAAAGAAAGCCAATGAGTTTTTGAACAAACAGACAGATGGATATATTGGTTTGTCTGATTCCATGGCTGATGTGTCTTTGAATTTAACAAAATTAACTGCTGATATGGCATCTCTGTATAACATAGATCAGGATGTTGTGTCGCAGGATTTAGCTGCAATATTTACCGGACAGACACGTCCATTAAGAGATTACGGTCTTGATCTTACACAGGCAACTCTTAAAGAATGGGCGATGAAACAAGGTTTGGATTCTGATATCGAGTCTATGTCACAGGCTGAAAAGACAATGCTCCGGTATCAGTACGTCCTTGCCAATACGCAGACAGCGCAGGGAGACTTTGCACGTACGGCTGATTCATGGGCAAACCAGATCAGAATTTTAAAACAGTCGTTTGAACAGCTTGGCAGTGTTATTGGTGGAGCATTAATTAATGCTTTCAAACCATTCGTAAAAGCACTCAATTCCGTTTTACTGGTTGTTATCAGCTTTGTTACAAAGGTTACAAACGCTTTAGGCGCAATCTTCGGATGGAAATATGAGGATTCCGGTGCAGGTCTTGCAGATAGTTTTTCAGATGCGGCAGAGAGCGCAGGCGATGTTGCTGACAATACCGGACAGGCGGCAAAGAACATCGACAAGATGAATAAGGGCGTCCGTCAGTTTGATGAATTGAAACTGATTACCACAAATGATGGTTCGGGCAAAAAAGGTTCGGGCAGTTCCGGCGGCGGTGGCGCATCCGGTGGTGCCAGTGGTGGCAAACTCGTCAAGACTGATACCATTTTCAAAAATTACGAAAGTGATATTAAAAATCTGAAACAACTTGGAAAATACATCAGTGATGCCTTATCAAAAGCTATGGAGTCTATCAACTGGGATAAGATTTATTCCAAGGCAAGAAACTTCGGCAAAGGCTTGGCAGATTTTCTCAATGGTCTTATCAATCCGAGACTGTTCGGGAATGTCGGAAAAACGATTGCAGGGGCATTGAATACTGCATTGGAGTTTTTAAATTCTTTTGGAACGAGATTTAACTGGAAGAATTTTGGAAATTCTATTGCAGCAGGGATTAATAAATTTTTCAAAACTTTCAAGTTTACTCTTTTGGCAAGAACATTGAATACATGGGCGAAAGGTTTGCTTGATGCAATGATTTCTGCTATTGATGGAGTGAATTGGTATAGGATTGGAAAGAAAATCGGAGAGTTCCTGTCTGATATAGATTGGCTTGGCATATGTGGAAAAATTGCGCAGGTAATTTGGAAAGCTATAAATGCTGGGCTAAGCACATGGTCTGGTATATTTTCTGCTGCACCAATAGAAGCAACCATTCTTGGAGTAATTGCAGCAATAAAAATATCAACCATTACGTTATCAGCATTAGACAATATTAAGACAAAGATTTTGGCAATAAAAGATACTCTTTTGAATTTTGCAGCTACTGTCGTTGCGCATCCTTATTTAGCAATAGCAGCGGCGATCGCAGCAATAGGGTTAGCTGTATATAATTTCCATAAAAGTTGGCAAAAAGAGATTGCAGATCAGTTTTTGGAGTTTGAGGAAGAAATAGGATCAAATAACCAGAAAATGGAAGATGCTGCACAAAATCTAAGAGATTTAGCTGACACTACAAAGGATTTAACATCTAAATCCGAAGCAAGTGCAGATCAGCTTCAACAGCTTGCAGATTCATATTTCGAACTTGCAGACAAGACGAGCTTAACAGCAGCAGATCAAGAAACATTAAAAACGAGAGCACAACAGCTTATTGATATTTGTCCAGAATTAGCAAATCAGATTGATATGACTACTGGAAAATATATAGCACAAAAGGAAGAACTATTAAAGACTATAGAAGCACAGAAAGAATATTATAGAGTTGCAGGATATAAAGATGTTGTAGAGCAGTACAGTAAGGCACTTGCGGAAGCTAATGTCGAGTTGGAAGTATCAGAGCAGAACTACAAAGATAACGCAGAAGCGTTGGATAAACTAAACGAAATCTTATCCGATATAGGTGCAACCGAGGACTTAAATGACTGGTGGAAACGAAATACAGATGCATTAAAAGCAAATGGCATAGAAGCTAAAAATGCAGGTGATGCACATGATGAACTCGTAAAGCAAATGGTTTTTCTGGAAGATGAACAGACAAAAATAACAGAAACACAAAAGACACTTAGAGATGAGGTTGCAAAAGCAACGTCACAATATAATTCGGCAAATGAGTTATTGGAACAGCATACTAATGAATACAATTTATTACAACAAGCGATAAAAAAGATTAATTTTGGCGTCATTGCTAAGAATGCTGTAGAAGCAATAGATGATCTTGGCGGAGTGTTCGTTAATGGCAAGCAGGTAGTTGGAGAAGAAGCAGTAGAACTTTATCAAACAATTATTGACGCTTATGGAACGACCGATCAGGATATGTATAATCTTGGAGAAAAAGGTGTTGTTCAGTTTGGAATTGGCGGAGTAGCCGGTACAGCAGAAGCCATACCGACAATGACTAGTGCATTAGAAGAAGCAATAACAACATGGTATAACGGAAGAGGATATGATGTAGCAGTAGCGGGTGGAAAAGTTGTCGTAAATGGACTTGCAGATGGCGGTGTTGCTCAATCTCAAAGTGCTGTAGACACAGTAACAGGAGCAATTACACAAAAAGGAAGTTTAAAAGATGCCATGCTTTCTGGTATGGGAAGAGGATGGGCGAAAAATACGATAGATGGATATAATAATGGTATTTCAGAAAATTCGAACACAACAAATGATGCCATGCTCACATATCTTGAGAACAACATTAAACAGCCATTTACAACCAATATGGGAATACATTCACCATCCACAGTATTTTCTGACTATGGTAAATATACTGTAGAGGGATTCAATGGCGGAGTTTCCGGAAACCAGAACACCACGTACGGAGTTATTTCCAGTTGGGTATCCAATATCAGTTCTTGGTTTACAAATTTGATGGGCATACATTCGCCATCAAGAGTGTTTAAAGAATTTGCAGGATTTACGGTAGAAGGATTTAATAATGGTATTTCTGATGGATCTAAAAGTACATTTAAGGAGATAAAAAACTGGTCCGAGGGAATTAAGGACAGTTTTGGATTGGCAGGGTTAAAAGCAGCGCCGGAAGTTGCATATAAGTACAACAGGAGTATAACGGACAATGTAAATGCTTCTATAAAATACAGTTCGGGAAGCATTGAAAGTACAATAGGAAAAGAAATGCAGATAGCAATGTCAAGCGCTATTGATTACGATAAACTGGGAGACGTCATTGTATCAAAACTTGAAAAAGCAGATATTACGGCGGTTCTTGATTCGAATCAGGCATATAGGAATGTTATAAAAAAATGGCGAGAAGAAGCGAAAGCAGGGCAGAGGAACCCAGTTCCTATATTTTAATTGCAACTCTCTTTCGTTTGTGGTATGGTTTGTATAACATATTACAAATGGGAGGGAGTTCATGAAAAAGTGGGGAATAGTATTTTTGGCAATAGCTACCGTGGTGCTTATAGGGTGTAGCGGAAATCTTGATAACGAATATTCAACCGTTGAAAGCGAAAAAACGGAAGAATATTATAGCGAGCATCAAAGCAAAGAAGAAAATAATGATAGAGATCAGAATTTAACAAAAGAAACAGAACAAAACGAAGTAAAAGCCGGGGTTGAGGGGGCTAACTTTGAATATGACGATAAAAACAATAATTTTGTTGGAATATTTGAAGACGGGAATAAATACTGCGTAGGTGCATATGGTCATTATGATAATATTTATGTTATGTATTTTGACTGCTATTGCATATGCAAGCGTCCACAAGAACTTGGATTATCAGTTTCTTATGTAGGGTACATAGGAGACGAAGAGTATTCTTATATTGTAGAAAATGGGAAAATTGTAAAAGATACAATAAACGAAAAAATTGACCATTTTAAGATTCCAGATGAATTTAGCGGTAAAGCATCGGAAATGATTGTACAAACAGAAAATCTATATTCGAAATATGGAATTGGTGAAACAACTGATACATCGGAAGAGATACAAGAAAGTGAACAAATAACGCTTGGGCAGCAAAATGCCTTGAAACAAGCAAAGAGATATCTTGATTTAGCAGGTTTTTCATATCAAGGGATGATTGAACAGTTAGAATACGAACAGTATACACATGAAGAAGCAGTGTACGCGGCAGATAATTGCGGTGCTGACTGGAAAAAAGAAGCTGTGAAAAAAGCAAAGAGTTATTTAGATTTGACATCATTTTCAAAGCAGGGACTTATAGACCAATTAAAATATGTAAAATTTACCGATGAAGAAGCACAATATGCGGCTGAACAAGTGGGATATTAAGCGATAATGATTATTCAATGCCGCCAGAACAGTTTACAAGGGCGAGGCAAAACGAAGATACGGAGACAGTTCAGCATTTGATCCTGTTTGGGGATAAAGTTCTAATGCACAGTAGTGACAAAAACCGCCACTTGTGGTAGAATTATTTTATTACAAGTGGTGGGAGGAAAAGCTATGAATGAAAAAAGTGAAACAAAATTATGCAAGTACTGTCAGACGGAGATTCCAGCTAAAGCAAAAATTTGCCCTAATTGCAGAAAAAAGCAGGGTGGGGCAACAAAGTGGTTTGTTGCGGTGGTTATAGTTGTAATTCTGTTGATTGCCATATTTGGCGGAAACGGAGAAAACAACGATGCAGTTGCTGATTCTACCGAGCAAAATAAAAAAGTTTCTTCTATTAGTACGGTAGATAACAAGGAAGCGACAAGAGAAGAAGTTTCTGATTCTGATTTTTTGGTAAAAGAGTATCTGTACGAAAACACAATAGGAGACACATTAGATTTTTTGATTGTAACAAATAATTCAAACACGGATGTCGCAATTTCTGGAAACGCTACAGCCAAAGATTTAAGCGGGAATTCAATAGGAGCCGCCGACATGAGCATTGATGTATTGGGGGCAGGAGAAACATCTATTGGTGTTTTCTATTTTGATAGTGTGTCCGGAATTGACAAGGTGGATTATACCTTAGATTATGACGAAAACCCATATTATAAACCGGTTGTAAATGATTTATCCGTTGAACAGACATTTAATGATGAAAACGTGACTGTATCCGTGACCAATAACAGCACAAATCCGGCGCTTTTTGTAAGCGCGTATGCAATATTTTTTGACAGTAGTAATAATGTGGTAAATTACAACAGCACATATATTACAGATTCAGACAGTGAGATTAAACCAGGGAAAACTATTTCAGATCAGCTTGATTGCTATGGGAAATACGATCATGCAGAAGTATATTTTACTGGAAGAGCAGACAAATAGAATAATAAGTCAAAGCGGGTATAAAAGAGGGAGCGCAGTGATGCGCTTCTTTTTTTGAAAAATATTTCAAAAGGGTATTGACAATTATTGCAAGGGCATATATTATAAAAACATAAATATTGCAAGGGCAATAATTGAAAGGAGTGATTGTTATTAGTCCGGCAGGAAGACCACACAAAGAAAACCCAAGGAATGTTAATCTCAACATCAGAATAACAAAAGATGAAGCTAATCGTATTCAAAAATGTGCTGATGAATTGGAATTGACAAGAACTGATACCATTATGAAAGGCATAGGTTTAGTGGAAAAAGAAATTAAAAACAACAAAAAAGAGTAGTCAAACATTACTTGGCGGTAATTGACTACTCTGACACCAATCCGAAAGGAATTGATAAATTTATCATATCAGTTTCTTTCGGAGAAATCAAACATTTTTTGAAAGAAAGGTAGATTATTATGAGAGAACTGTATATTGAAGAAATTACCAAAAATCTGAATTTACTCAGCGAACACTTTTTAAGATGTGTGTGGATTTTTACAAGTAACCTTGCATCTGACAAGAAAGGCGGTGCGAGATGAAAGAGCAGTTAATTACAGAAATCCAGAGCATACAGGACGAAAAATTTTTGCAGTTCATTTTGAACACAATTATTTCATTTAAGCAGAAATGGGGGATTTGCTGATGAACGATATTCAGATTTTTAACAATCCTATTTTAGGGGATTTGAGAACGGTTATAGTAAACGGAAAAGAATACTTTTTTGGAGTAGATATAGCTTCGATGCTTATGTATAAAAGACCAAGAAAGGCGGTTTCGGATAATTGCAAGGGTGTCCTGGTCGAGGATAGCTTTAAAAATAATGGTGGATATGCAGAACCTCTTATTCCGGAAGGAGATATTTACCGATTGATTATTAAAGCTGGTCAACAGGGTAACAGTAAAGAAATAAAAGATAAAGCTGACAAATTGGAAAAATGGATATTTGATGAAGTTTTACCGAGCATCAGAAAGACTGGTACATACATGATGCCGCAAACCACGGACGGGAAGATTGCATTGCTTGCACAGGGGCACACGGAACTGAAAGCAGAGGTTGACGAAATCAAGGCGGATTTGGAAAGCCTTAAGATGGACTTGCCGATACTTCCGGTGGAAGCCGACCGCATTACGGAAGCTGTCAGAAAGAAAGGCGTTTCAATCATGGGCGGCAAACAGTCGAGCGCATACAGCAATCGTGGATTACGCCAAAAGGTTTACAACAATCTGTATGCCAATCTGAAATACAACTTTGGTGTTCGGTCTTACAAGAGCATCAAGCGTAACCAGTGCGACAAGGCAGTGGAAGTGATAAATGCCTATCAGACGCCGTATTTTTTGCAGGAACAGATTGACGATGCCAATATGCAGCAGAGGTTGGAATTTGATTGACAGATTTTGGCATATGGTATAGAATACAAAATAATTAAAAATCACGCAGGTAAGACCTAAAGAATTTAGGACGTCCTGCAAGCCTATGAGGAATAGGTGCGGATTCGTGACCGCCAGAGATTGAAGAAATTCAGTCTTTGGTGGTCTTTTTATTTATTTCAAACTGCATAAGAAAAATAAAAAAATGAAATTTAAACCTGCCTGTCAAATGACAGTAGCGAAAGAAAGGTGGAAAAGAGGATGTATGAATTGGTGGAACTCAAAGGAAACGATGTTTTTACAAACAGCAAAGTGATTGCAGATGGAACAAATAACCAACATGAATCTGTTGTTGCTATTATCAGAAAATACGAGAAAGATATTTTAGACTTTGGCAATATTGATTTCTCCGATTTAAAATCGGGGAAAAGGGGACAGCCGGAAAGAGTTTATTATTTGAATGAGGAACAAGCAACATTTGTTATAACTCTTTTGAGAAATTCAAAAATAGTTGTGAAGTTTAAGAAAGAGTTGGTTCGACAGTTTTATGCAATGCGCAGATTTATTCTTGAAAAGCAATCGAAACTATGGGGCGAAACAAGAATTGCTAATAAAGAAAATCGGCTGAAAGAAACTGATGTGATTAAACTTCTTGTAGACTATGCCAAAGAACAAGGAAGTACGCATTCAGATAAACTGTATGTGACATATACCAAGTTGGCAAAATCAGTAATTGGTGGAAATCGCGACAATATCACAGTTTCAGATCTCAATAATCTAACCCTTGTAGAAAGCATTATTTTGCAGACTATTAGAATTGATATGTCAATGGGTATGCACTACAAGGATATTTATAGGGATTGCAAAAATAGAATAGAACAATTTGCAGATATAACTTACCTGTCCGCTTAGTCCCGAAAATTTGGGGCTATTCCAGTATTTCGTCACGGGAAATTACAATCTTACTAAATATATAGCGTGCGACTCCTGTTAGGGTATGTTCCTAACGCACGTGAATTTAAAGGTTGAGCCTTGCGAAATGTAAGGCTCGGAAATTTAGGAGATAGAAAATATGGCATACACAGCTCTTATGACTAAAGATGAAATTGGATTTGAAAACAATACGAACACGATAACAACACTTGAAATTGCAGAAATGATGGAAACAGAACACTCTAAGTTGCTTCGTAAATTGGAAGGAGACGGAACACGTAAAGGAATTATTCCTATTTTGAGCGAAGCCCATTTGGGTGTGGCGGATTATTTTAAAGAAAGCACGTACCAAGATGCACAAGGAAAGCCAAGAAAATGTTATAATGTAACTCGTTTAGGTTGTGATTTTCTTGCTAATAAGTTTACAGGAGAAAAAGGTATCCTATTCACAGCAAAATATGTAAAGCGTTTTAACGAGATGGAGAGGGGACAGGTTCCGAAAGATTTTCCATCGGCACTTCGGGCATATGCGGATGAAGTAGAGCGCAGGCAGATTGCAGAACAGGAGAATGAAAAGCTGCAGCAGGAACTTGACTATAGCAAAGACTGGTATTCTATTAAGCGTGTTGCAGCAATGAACGGTGTGGACTGGAAAACATTTAATTGGCGAAAACTCAAAGAAAAGAGCATTGAACTTGGATATGGCGTGAAAAAGATTTTTGATGCAAATTATGGAGAGGTAAATACCTACCATAGGGATGTTTGGGAAGCAGCATACCCGGAGTATGAAATTTAGGAGAAATTTTATGAACAAATTAGAGATCAGGATTACGTATGGGAACACGGAAGTAATTCACACACCGGAGAAAATTGTGATTAAATCGCCCAATATCGAAGTAATTACAAAATAGATCAAGAAAAAGAAGTGGCATCTATCAAATTGGTGGTAGGTGCTATTTTGTACAAATTTTACCGACTGTCATTTGAGACAGCCGCAAACCCAAACAGTTAGGTGGTGGAAATATGGCATACAGCGGATGGCTTTTAAAGATTGGAAATTACATAGTGCCAATGTCTTTTATGAAAGCGGAATCATATAGTCCATATGTCAATATGCAGGATTTAGATGATTATACAGACGCCAACGGTTATCTGCATAGAAATGCCGTAGAATTAAAGGCTTTAAAAGTGGAGTTTGAGACACCGGCAATGCTGACAAATAAGACTTTTAATGAGGTGTTAAATAATATCAGAAGCCAGTTCACAAATGCAACAGGGAGAGCCTGCTATATCACAGCGTATATCCCGGAATATGACGATTATGTGACGCAGTATGGCTATATGGCAGATTTTCAGCCTACGATATACGGAACATACAATGGGATAATTCGTTACAATTCAGTTCGGCTTGCTTTCATAGGGGGTGTGTACGGTGGTTAATTATAAATATGGCGACTTGTTCAAAAAAGATACGGTCGATAAGCAGTTATCCATCGTATCTGATGACGGAAAAATCAATATCACAAATACAGAGCTACACCAAGAAAAATTCGAATTGACCGAAAGTTTGTGTTCGGAACAGGAATTGACGTTTGGTTCGTGTGAAGCTGCCATGATTAAATTTACCGTCTCAAACACATTTCTACCAATGAAAGGCAAATGGCTGACAGTAAGAATGTCACTTGATGGTCACACGGATGCGGCGTTTCAGTTCGGGAGATACAAGGTTGATTCTGACACACCTACGGCAGATAGAACATGCCGTGAAGTTATCGCCTATGACGCGTTGTACGATGTTTTAACAGCCGATGTGGCAGCATGGTACAACACTGTATTTCCGTCGCACGAGGAACAGAAAACAGATGAAGATGGCACAATCACGACCGTTACAGTTTATGATCCGGTCACTATGAAGCAGTTCCGCAATAGTTTTTTCAAGCATTTCGGAATCGAACAGGCGGACATCACACTCATTAATGACAATATGTCAATCGAGAAAACCGTGGCGGTCACGACATCCAGTGAGACAAGTTCTGATACAGAGGAATCGAGCACCATAGGCGAATCTATGAGCGGCAAGGAAGTGTTGTCCTGTATTTGTGAGATCAATGGCTGTATGGGGCATATGGGGCGCGACGGGAAGTTTCATTATATTTATCTGGAACAGGAGATACAGGGATTATATCCAAGGAATGATCTTTATCCGGCGGATAATTTGTATCCAAGAGATCCGAAAAGTACACAGATCGGAAAAGGTTTTTATGTTTCTGCAAAATATGAAGATTATCTTGTCAGAACCATTAATAAATTACAAATTCGGGAACAGAAGAATGATATCGGTGTGATCGTTGGAAGTGGAAGTAATGCTTATGTGATCGAGGATAATTTTCTTGTATATGGCAAAGGCACAAAAGAACTGAAAGGCATTGCAAAAAATATTCTTTCCAAGATCAGAGGCATTGTTTACCGCCCGTTTACGGCGGACTGCAAAGGAAATCCGTGTCTGGAAGTCGGGGATGCAGTGCGGTTGCCGACCAGATATGAACTGATTGAGTCCTATATTCTGAAAAGAACCCTGAAAGGTATACAGGCTTTGCGTGATGATTTGGAAGCAGATGGGGAAGAGTACCGGACAAACGGGGCGAACGGAATACAGAAAAGTATTTTAAAGCTCAAAGGCAAGAGCAATGTGTTGGAGCGAACCATTGAAAAGACACAGAGTACGATAACTGATGTTGAGAAGGGATTGCAGTCACAGATCACGCAGACCGCAACCGAAATTCGCACAGAAGTTAAAAATACAACGGATGGTTTATCATCGAGAATCACGCAAAATGCGAGCAGTATTACAGCAGAAGTCAAAAGGGCACAGGGGCAGGAAGTTGAACTTGCAGCAGCTATTAAAATTAATGAGGACAAGATTACAGCGGAAGTTACGAGAGCAAGCGAAGCAGAGGGCGATTTGTCCGGAAAGATAGAGGTAACTGCAACTAAGATACGGTCAGAAGTCAGTGCTTCTTTAACAGTATGGGATACCGAAGATTATGACGTTACACATTGTGGTTTCGGGAATCCACAAGATACATACCCTGCATCTTCGTATTATTCTGGACACAGTTTTTTGGATCAGAATACTGGAAAGTTTTATGGTTGCGAACCAGATGGTGGAATAAGCAGTGGAAAATACAAATGGACTCTGATAAAGAAATTTAAGCAGCTTTCATCGAGTGCGTCCAGTACGATTACGCAGTCATCAAAGCAGATCAGCTTGAAAGTATCAAAAGACAGCGTCATTTCAGAAATCAACCAGTCAGCCGAGGGCATAAAAATCAAAGCAAAACTGCTTGAATTAAAAGGTTCTATGGAAATGACCGGGGGATATATGCATATTCAAACGGAAGAGTCTGCAGAAAACCTTATTGAATTTAAACGCAGTGGAACACTTGTACAGATGGGAACGGATGGATTTCGAACAGTGGAAGGGACGCTTGAAAGTCCTGTTCATAAATGTACGGTTCAATATAATCAGGTTTCATTGCATAAAGGCGCAAACGATAATGACCACATGATGATCCATTTAGACGGAGATACCGGAGTAGGTGGATTCAGAGGTGGAGTAATTAATGGATCTGACAAAAGAATAAAAAACACAATTTTAGATTTAAGCAAAAAGCAATCATCTGAGTTTATTTATTCTTTAAGAGCAAAATCGTATCGTTATAATTTCGAAAAGGATGGATTTCATCATGGCTTTATAGCACAGGATGTTTTGGAAAGTGTGGAAGAAGGATGGAATATTTGCCCTCAAATTTTCTCAAACGGTAACGGAGAAAAGTATTACGGACTGAATTATACAGAGCTGATCGCTGATCTGGTTGCCACAGTGCAGTTGCAGCATGAAGAGATAGAACAGTTAAAGGAAAAGGTGGAAAATCTATGATAAATGCAAAAATCCGGGAATTTGAAAACGACATTATCAATTATGTAAATTTGTGCGAGGATGTTCCAATCGAAGCTAAGTACCTGGTGTTTAAGGATATTCTGCAGCAGATCAAGGAAGAGGCAAACAGGCAGGTTACAGTAGAGCGGGAACAAATGAAGCTTGCAAAGGAAAGGGAGAGTGAGGATCATGAATAAAGCGCATAGTGCTATTAATTGGGAGAATTACCCGAGTGATGAAACACCGCTTAATGAAAGAAACCTCAATAAAATGGATGGCTCGATTGATATCATTGATGATCGTGTAATCACTCTTGATACCACGAAAGCCACAAAAGCAGAGGTAGCAACTCTTGTTGCAGACGTGACATTCGAGGAATCGACGGGAATTATCACAATCACGAAAAAGAACGGGTCCAAGGTTACGATCGATACGCAGATGGAGAAGATCGCGATCAACTTCGATTACAATCCGACTACACAGCAGATTATTTTGACTCTGATCGATGGTACGAAGCAGTACATAGACCTGTCGGCACTGATTACACAGTATGAGTTCCTTAATTCTGATACGGTAGCTTTTTATATTGATAAGGATGGAAAAGTGTCTGCCATCGTCAAAGAGGGTAGCATCGAGGAAAAACACTTGGAGCCAAACTATCTTGCAAAAATTAAGGTGGAAGTAGCAAAGGCAGAGTCAAGCCAGCAGGCAGCGGCAATGTCTGAAATAAACGCCAAAGAAAGTGAGAATGCCGCAAAAGCCAGTGAAACAGCTGCAAAAAAATCAGAGGACAATGCCAAGGCGTCCGAGACAGCGGCAGCGAAGTCAGCTACGGCGGCAGCGGCATCCGAAAGCAACGCAAAAGTCAGTGAGACATCCGCCAGTGAATCATCCGCCACAGCCACGGAGAAAGCATCGTCCGCCAGTCAGTCAGCTGATACAGCAGCCGAAAAAGCAGATATTGCAACTCAAAAGGCTGCGGAGATCATCGGTAAAGCGGAATCTGCAGAAGAAAGTGCAACCAAGGCACAGAGTTATGCTGTTGGTGGTACAGGAAGCAGAGAGGGTGAAGATTCTGACAATGCAAAGTATTACTATCAGCAGGCAAAAGATGTATCAGAAGGACTTAAAGGTGGATTGCAGCCACACGGAACAGTTGCATTTGCAGATCTTCCGGCACTTGCGGATGTTAGCACAGGGTGGATGTTCAATATTTCAGACGAATTTACAACCACGGATGATTTTAAAGAGGGAGCTGGGAATGTAATTCCTGCCGGAGCAAACATCTATAAAACATCAGATGAAAAATGGGACGTGCTTGCCGGAACTCCGGTAACTGGAATTAAAGGTGCAAACGAAGATACTTTCCGCAGGGGCAATGTAGAACTCACAGCAGAAAACGTCGGTGCAGTGGCAACTGGTGGAGATACAGCAGAGAATACAGCAACTTTTACAAGCAGTGATGTGGCAGATGGGTCCGCGTCAGCATGGACAAGCGTATCAAAATTATCAAGTGGCGAAAAACATTCTTCTATTTTAAAAAAGGTGTCACAGATGTTCAAAAATGTGCGGTATCTCTATAAAATGCTTGGAACGACGGATATTTCTAAGATTGGGAATGGGACATGCACGGGAGCGATATCATCGTTAAACGACGGTTTAGCAAATAAGTCGTATATAAAAATTATAAAAGATGACTGGTCTGGACTTATGGGGTCTCTTACACCAATGTTCGATACTGGCGACAAAGTAATTAATCTGATCGCACATAATGAACTTGACGACACCTATCCTGCTGTACGTGTTGGTCGGGCTGATGCAGATCACGATGGTAATAACATTTCAGACACATATTTAAAAAAGGCGGATGCCAAAAATAATGTATCTAGCTTATCCAATACTATGACAAATTATAATGACCAGACTCCTGTCGTGCAGTATTTCACTGTCCCGGATGATGGGTATTATCTTATTACAGGTCTTGTCACTTTCAGTTCAAACGCAAATGGGTTTCGTGAAGTTTTTATAACAAATACAACATCTAACTATGTCATGGGACGAGTCAGAGTTCCTGCGGTATCCGGCGGTGCAGTAACTTTACAGGTAACGAGTGGTGGCACTTTCGGACCGGGACAGACTGGTACACTCAGTACTTATCAGAACTCAGGTTCAAATCTTAATGTGCAGGAATGGTTAAGTATGGTAAAGATCGCGCCTAAACTGTAAAATTTAAGGATTTTTAACTTCTGTTTTACGAATAAAGCGGACAACTTGGCACAAAAGAAAACTTGTGCAGAAATATAATAAAATCAAGAGCCTAAGAGCCGATTACATGACCATGTGTTGTGTAGCCGGCTCTTTTGCATAAAGCCTGCGGGCAGAAAGGGAAATTATGCACTTAAAATTCATCACAGATAACTGGCAGATGCATAATTTTCAACCAGTAATTAATTTTTTAACAAAATTTAAACTAATCAATCGACATTCTGTGACAATAAGAAATTTAACTGTCGAAACTTGCGACCGAAAGAAATTGAATGTTTGCGGGAAAATTTGTAAAATAAAATTGTCCGATAAGGGCACTTCAAGTTCTGGCTGAGGGGCGGGATAAGGCGTTTTCTTGTCCCTCAACTACAAACGAGTTTGTAATTTGTAGCAATTTGTCAAATGGGGTTGACGATATCGAACATAAGTTCTATAATTTATGTATCGCTATCGAAAGTGCGGAATGATTGGAGGAAATCAATATGGGGGAAAAAGAGTGCAATGAGGCAACAGCGTTTTACAAGGAAAAAATAACTGAAATGGTCGCGAATTGCGACAATGAAAAATGGTTAAGAATTATATATGTATTTGTTAAAAATTTATTAGAATAGAAAGAAAGCCAAGGGTTTGCGCATTGCCCTTGGCTTTTTCTTATTTGTTTTCTGAAATAGAATCAATAAAATCTTCTAGGTATTTCCAACCGGTATCATCAAGTTTTGATAATGCAGTTACAAGTCTTCTTTTAAAATCACTATTTTCTTTCTTTAGCACATCTGAAAGCAATCTTGTAATTTGTTCATCTTTAGTTTCCGGAACAAACATTTCACCGTTTCCAGTTAGGAACCATTCTTCATTTACGCTTTTACCATTCCAATTTTGTAAGCAAACAATTTTTGAAATTTTGTCGGTAACAGGTCTATCCCCTTTTTCTATTTGAGATAAATAAGTTTGCGCAACTTCAATTCTTTCTCCAAAATCTTTTTGGTTCATTCCTAATGATATTCTTAAAGATTTTAAGCGTTCGTTTACTGCACTCAAGTCTTCACCACCTTTCTGCAATAATATTATCACAAAAATATCACAAAAGCAATAATTTGTTATTGACTTTATATTTCTATTGCGTTATTATAATATTGCAAAAGAAATGGAAAAGAGGTGAGACGGTGAAAAAAATGACATTTCGGCAAAAGCGTGACTTACTCGATAAGTTTGAGCCATTCATTGTCGGTGGAATCCAACTCGTAAGCGCATTGGCTGGTGCCGCTGTCGGAATAGCTATCTGCTACTTTTTCTAAATGATATGTAGCAGTTGCTGTAATCAAAGCCACAATAAAAGGAATGAGGATATTTCTCAAAAATTCCAAGAAAAGATATTCTTTGTAGAATCTGCCTTTGGATGTAACTATGAAGCTAAAACTCGATCTATCCATAGATGTGTTTACTTTCGTTACATATCCTCTATCCTGTAAATCCAAAAACGCTTGGTATGCATCTTCTCCATCAAATTTACCTATATCGGAAAGTTTGATTGAAAAATTCGTTTTAGATATTTTCTTTAATATTATTCTTTCGATTTTTAGAAGCATGTTAATTCCTCCGTTTTTGAAAATATTATATCACAGAAAGGGATGATACAGTGAGTAAAATCAAGGCTCATGCAGTTGCATTTTTTAATAAGCATTTTGTGAAGTGGAAGTTTTTGCAGAGCATATTTGTTATTCCATTCCAGAAGGATGGGAAGATGTATCTGCACATTTCACAAGTATGTGAAGATGGAACGAGAGTGGTAAAAAGAACGTTCCTCATTGAGCATCTGGTTGATGATAACTTGGCGGTTACGAACCAAACGCTCGCAGAGGAAGAAAGAGTGTTTAAAAATCCTGCATTATTTTAATCCATGTAGTATATCCGCACTCTTTGCATTCTGGTAGCATTTCGCCTTGCTTTACAGTGACGATTCCCTTTTTATTTTCGCCACCGCATTGCATACATACATATGTTCCTTTATCTGCAAACTCATATGTAGCAAATGTTTCAGAATAACCATTATCCATATTATCACCGCCTTTCCTTATTTAATAAGGAAATTATATCACAGGGAGAAAGGAAGTGAATACATGAGCGAACAGGAAAAGAAAGTTGTAGAAAAGTTGAAAGACGCGATTCCCAAAATGAACGATTTCCAGAAAGGATATGTTCTTGGGATGGTCGAGGGTTCGGCAAGCAAGGCAACCAGTGAAGAAACTGGGAACTCAAAAACAAAAGAATAAGAAGAAACTGAATATTGATAGTTGAGAAATTTGTCGGAATTTGCAGATTAAATGTGTTTGTAACACAGGAAATCAGTTGATACAATTAATATGCGACGGCGGCAGGAAATGAGTTACATTATTGCTTTATTTTCCGCATCATCTTTAGTATTTTATTTAATCTCTTTTGTACTTTTTTAATTCCTTTGTATAGGTCGATTGTCATGGATGTTACGGTTAGAATTATGAAGAAGTCGTAACCGGTAACACGCCATACCAATAATGAGATAAGTATACTAACGATTTTCATGATAACAGTTCCTTTCATGATGGCCGCCGCCGTACATTAATTGTATCAACAAAGCAAAATAGAGACAACCAGTATTTTCCAACTATCAAAGCGGTAGTTGGATTTTTTTATTGCAAAAATACGGAAAGGAGAAGAATGAACGAATTAGTACATATTGGAACAAAAGAATTGCCGGTCATTGAGTGGAAAGGACAAAGAGTTATCACCACCGCACAGTTGGCTGATGTGTACGGAGCAACAGATGTGAAAATCAAACAGAACTATAGCAATAATGCAGAACGGTTTAAAGAGGGAGAGCATTATTATTTGCTAAAAGGATCTGACTTAAAGGCTTTTAAGAACATGGTAGAAAATTTCGACCTTGTTGGGAAAAATGCGAATCAGCTTTATCTTTGGACACGTCGAGGTGCAAGCCGTCATTGCAAAATGCTTGGGACTGATAAGGCATGGGAACAGTTTGATGCACTGGAAGAAAATTATTATAACCAGACGCAAACAGTTATTCCAACCGGCGAAGAACTTATGGCACTTGCAGTTATTGAAGCGCACAAGATGCTTGAGCAGAAAGACAAGCAGATACAGGAACTTGAAACCGAAGTTGTTGAAATGAATAACATCATTTTAGAAATGCAACCAAAAGTCAACTACGTGGATTTGATTTTGAACAGTAAATCAACAGTACTGGTAACACAGATCGCACAGGATTATGGAATATCTGCTAAAGCGTTTAATAAGATGCTGAAAGAGTTAGGAGTTCAGCGCAAAGTAGGAAAACAGTGGATTTTATACAGGCAATATCAAGGGCTTGGATATGTTCACAGTAAGACTATTGATATTACAAGGTCGAATGGGCGGTCTGATGTGGTTATGCAGACGGAATGGACGCAAAAAGGAAGATTGTTCCTGTATGAAGAGCTTAAAAAGAATGGGGTTTTACCGTTAATTGAGAGAAAGGATGATGAAGATGCTTAATTTTTACGTCATGGACGGCAAAAAGCTGATCGACTTTAAACCTAAGTGGATTAATTATGCACGAGCATTTGACAGAAAATGTAAAATGGCAGGTCTTTGGGAAAATATGACAATACAGGAGTCTAAAAGTGCTTATCCGGATGATTTCAAGAAGAATCTGTACTTGCTGATAAAACTAAAAGGGAAATCTGATTGCAAGTCGTTAAAGCGTGGAGAGTCGGACTTTGTGACAAAAGAATTTTATATTATTGAAGTGATATGTGCTATGGTGGGGACTTTGACACCAAGAGAATTTATGAATATGTTTCCTATCGAAAAGACATTCGATGGAGAAAGATACCAGCGGAAAGATTACTTCTATACAATGAATTACATTGAGAGATTCGGTATGGACAAACTGATAGGAGATAAAGCGTCGGAATTTCTTATGGAATATCAGAACTGGGATATTACACATTTTATGGTTTATTGGATGGAAGTTGTAAGTCAGATGAATATTTTACAAGGTGGCAAAGATATCTTGCTTGAGTTCATGGAAGAACAGGGAGTAAAGCCACATACAATGCATTCTGACGGCAAATACATGATCGACGATGAAACAGGAGAAAAGTTCGAAATTAAAAGTCCTAAGAATCGGATGAAAAAACTTTTTTCTGTTACATGAGGAAATGCCTATGAAAAAGTTAGCAAAGATAATTGAAATGATCGGCACTGTTGTTTTTCTGTTTTGCATCTGCATTGATGCAACGGAGTATCCGGTCACTGCTATACCGGTATTGATTGGATTACTTCTTATTTATATAGGAACAAAAATAGATGGGGAGTGGCAGGAGTATACAGAAGAGATTGTAGATTACGATTACAGAAGTGAGTCTGATGACGATGACGGTATTACCTATATCACATTTGACACTGATTACAGCAAAGAAAAGGAATCATCCGAACCGACCAAAGCTGAATGATTCCAGTTCAAGCAATAGCATAAGCTATTTGCGCCTATTTTAGCACGAGAAAAGAGGAAAATCAAAT